TACTAGATTAGTTAACTATGAACCTAGCCTCTACGGAGGCTATAGACGTATAGAGGGCTACGATTATCTAGGTGGACTGAATACAACCGTTGGCGGCTCCAATGCCGAAGGTAAAGTACTTGGTCTAGCAATATACAAGAATGAACATATAGGAAATCCTTACATTATAGCTGCGCGTAAGGATGTTGGGGCAAATACTTACAAATTTTATAAGTTCATTGATAACTCAGGTTGGCAGGTTATTTCTGGATCACCAACTAGAAATTATGTGTCGAGCAGTTTAACCGTAGACAAATTACGCCATGTACAATTTGATTGGGGCAGCGGTTCTACAATCTGCTTTGTAGATGGGGTAAACCCTGCAGTCGTATTTAATGGAACTACTTGGTACACCTTACTACAAAGTAATAATGGCGGCACTAGTTCTCCAGGTGGTGATCAATTAGTAGACGCACCTTCAATTGTTGCAGAATATCAAAATCATCTATGGGTTGGTGGGGATTTAACTTCTCGCTCTACGTTGAGACACTCTGCAGCTAATGATCCATATAATTGGACTAATGGTGCAGGTGGCGGCACACAAGTACCTGCCTTTAATATACAACAAATAAAACCATTTAGAGATGATCTTTTTATATTTGGTTTAAATTCAATAAAAAAGATTGTTACTAACAAAAACTCCTCTGGTGGTATTAGTTTTACCATAGATCAGGTAACCAATAACGTAGGATGTATTGCTAGGGATAGCGTAGTTGAAATTGCAGGAGATTTACTTTTCTTAGCACCTGATGGTTTTAGACCTGTTTCCTCAACCTCAAAAATTGGAGATGTTGAATTAGAGACTGTAAGTAAGGCAATCCAAGTTACTCTCGTAAACGCAATTAAAAACTTTTCTACAGATACAGTAAATTCCGTAGTTATACGAAATAAATCCCAAGTAAGATTTTTTGTAGGAGATAACTCTGAAGAAGCAATTAATAGTTATGGTATTATTGGCGGTCTGTATGACAGTAGCGGCTCCATTGAGTGGTCTTTCGGTGAATTGAATGGGATCAGAGCCTCATGTACAGCATCTGGCTATATAGGTACTACTGAATATACCTTACATGGCGATTATGATGGAAAAGTTTATCGGCAAGAGGTTGGAAATAGTTTCGCAGGTACAGATATTACTGCAGTATATGCAACACCTTACTTAGATTTTGGTGATACAGAAGTCCGAAAAACACTGAGAAAAGTAAACACTTTTGTAAGAGCAGAAGGTCCAGCCGAATTTTTCTTACACTTAGATTATGATTGGGGCGATTATAATGTGAGTAGGCCACTGGAGTACAAGGAAGACTCTAAAGGCGGTCCAGTTAGATATAACGAATTAGATTTAGACTATGGAGATGCAGATGCTCTCTATGGCGGTAACTCAAAACCAATTCTTACAGCGGATGTACAGGGATCGGGTTTTGCAACAAGGGCAACTTATGTGACGATTGGGCAATCCAAGCCCTACTCCATACAAGGTATTGTCTTTGAATTTTCAATTTCAGGGAGAAGGTAGGACATGGCAGGATATACACGCCAAGCAAGTAGTCAGATTATTAACGGTGCTGACATTACGGCCCCACCACTTACGTCTGAATTTAATCAAATACAAACAGCATTCGGCACTGGCGGTCACAGCCATGACGGTACTGCAGGAAATGCTCCTAAGATTAATCTAGCCACCTCAGTCTCTGGGTACTTGCAAGCAGTAAATGGCGGCATGGGCGGTAAAAATAATGTTACTGCTACTTCCAACCCAACAATTACCGACGATACAGGCCAAGGCTATGCTGTAGGTTCTATTTGGATCAACACTTCTACCAAAAGATCTTTTCTTTGCCTTAGTAATTCTTCTAGTGCGGCTGCTTGGCATGAGATTGTAGCTGTAAATGGTACTAGTGATATTATACCTGAAGGTGCTAATGTAGACTTAGGAACTACCGCTAATAAATTTAAAGACTTGGTGCTTTCAGGTAATGCAACCATTGGAGCTAATTCTACTATTGGCGGCACTTTAGATGTTACTAATACTACCACACTTTCAACCGCTGAAATTGTAACCCTCAACGTCAGCGGAGTGACTTCTCTGAACGGCGATACTGTAATCGGTAATGCTACTTCTGATACTGTTACTATGACTGCAAGAGTTGCATCCGACATCGTTCCTTCGACTGATGGCACAAGGGATATTGGTAGCTCAACACTAGAATTTCGGGATCTGTTTTTAGATGGTACAGCAAAAGTTGATACGCTTACCGTTGATGAAAATGCTGCAGTGGCAGGAAATCTAGCAGTAACTGGAAATACAACTGTTACAGGTAACGCTACTGTTAATGGTTCAACCACAATCGGGGATGCTAATACAGATACTGTCTCAGTAAATGCTCGACTAAATACAAACCTTGTTCCAGAGACTACAGGCTTTCGAGATTTGGGAACTTCCAGTTTAGAATTTAAGGATTTATTTCTAGATGGAACGGCTCATGTAGATACTCTGGACGTTGATGAGAATGCTGCAGTAGCAGGTAACTTAACCGTTGGAAACAATACTACTGTCACTGGAAATACTACAGTAAATGGAGTTTCCACATTTAATGGCAATACGGTAATAGGTAATGCTTCTAGTGATACCGTTACAGTAACTGCACAAGTAAATTCCAACATTGTACCTTCAACGGACGGTTCCAGAGACTTAGGCACATCTTCATTAGAATTTCGGGATTTATTTCTGGATGGGACAGCCCACATCGATACACTTGATGTCGATGAGAATGCTACAATTACAGGCACATTGGGTGTAACAAATAACACTACTTTAACTGGTACTCTAACTACTGGTGCGATTACTGGTACATCTGCCACCTTCTCAAGTAATGTTGGAGTTACAGGTACATCAACATTAGCTACTGTTGATATTGCCAGTGGAGCAATCGATGGCACAACAATCGGAGCAACAAGTCACACCACTGGTAAGTTCACTACTCTGGAGACAACAAACCAAGCAACGCTTGCCACAGTTAACGTAGACGGTGGTACGATTGATGGAACAACTGTTGGTGCAACCACAGCTAGTTCAGGAGCGTTCACAACACTTGCTTCAAGCAGTGGAATAACTGGCAATGTCACAGGTAATCTGACAGGGAATGTCACAGGAAACGTAACTGGAAATACTACAGGAAACGTAACTGGAGATGTTACTGGGAATGTTACAGCTAATACAGGCGCATCTACGTTTAACAACGTCACAGTCAACGGCACTCTGGACGTAACAGGCACAACCATTGCCAACGTCACTGATCCAGTTAATGCCCAAGATGCAGCGACAAAAGCCTTTGTTGAAAGTCAAATTTCAGGGCTAGTAGATTCAGCCCCAGACAGCCTTAATACCTTAAACGAATTAGCTGCGGCTCTGGCAGACGATGCTGATGCCTTTAACACCCTTAATACTGCGATAGGTACTAAACTGCCTAAATCTGGTGGCACTATGGCAGGTGCTATCGCTATGGGTACTAGCAAAATTACAGGTGTAGGTGATCCGACAGCGGCCCAAGATGTTTCAACCAAAAATTATTCTGATACCCAAGACGCTTTAAAGGTTACTAAATCAGGCGATAGTATGTCTGGTAACCTTGCGATGGGTTCCAACAACATCACTGGTGTGGCAACTCCAACGGCTAATGACCATGTAACGAACAAGTCATATGTAGATTCAATACTGGGATCGAGTACTGCAGCGGCTGCATCAGCTACAACGGCAACTACTCAGGCAGGATTAGCTGCAACTTCAGCGACTAACGCTGCAGGAAGTGCTACTACCGCCTTGAATTGGGCTACTTCTGCAGCAAGTAGTTTGGATAGTTTTCAAGACATCTACTTAGGAACGGCTACTTCAAACCCAACGACTGACCTAGATGGAGATGCTCTTCAAACTGGAGCAATCTACTATAATACTACTTCTGGATCGGAACAGTTATATCTTTATGATGGATCAAACTGGCAGCAAGCAGCCTTCACTCTTTCACAAGCTTTGGCAAATGTTGTTGAAGATACTTCTCCTCAACTTGGTGGTGATCTTGATCTAAATTCAAATAATATCACTGGTACTGGTGGTGTTAATATAACTGGCAATATTGCTCTGTCTGGAACTGTCGATGGAAGAGATGTTTCTACGGATGGTACAAAATTAGACACAATCGAAAGTAACGCCACAGCCGACCAGACAGCGGCTGAAATTAGAGCGTTAGTAGAAAGCGCAACTGACAGCAACGTATTCACAGATGCGGATCATACTAAGCTAAATTCTGTCGAAAGTGGGGCTACAGCCGACCAAACTAAATCCGATATTGATGCGCTAAATATAGATGCTGATACGGTAGATAGCCTACATGCAAGCAGCTTTGTTCGCAGTGATGCGACTGATACAGTAACAGGGTTAATTACAATAGATCGCACTGGTGAGGTTTTAGGTATTGGTGATAGCTCGGTGGACAATGCAAATGCGTATATTCGGATGGGTAATGGTTCAGCCGATTGGCAGCTAAAATATGTAGGTTCTACATCTGGAACGGCAGGTAATGAGTTTCGCATAGAAAGTGCCTTAACAGGTGACTACGTACAGCTCGACCATGATGGAAACTTTGAACGTTATGATGGGTCATCGACTTACACTATTTGGGATAGTGGAACCGATGGTTCTGGCTCTGGCTTAGATGCTGACCTCTTGGATGGGCAACAAGGCAGCTACTATATAGACACTTCTGGAACTAATCAAACTAAGACAGGCGCTTTTAATACAAACAGTTATCTCAGCGCAGTACAAGGCGTTTACTCATCCAACTGGTTTAGATTTTACGGTGAAGAAGGTTTATATTCGCAAGATTATGGGCAACATTTTTATGCTGACTCTGGTGGTTTCTACTGGGAGTCAGATGGCCCTATTAGAATTAGGGATGGTCACGAAGGAACAATAAAAGGCTACCTTGGCTACCATGACAGTAACGGTTTTGGTCTTCTAAATGAAGGCGGTAATTATTGGCTTAATACACCTGGCTCTCAGTTATATCTGGGTATTGGAGGCCATTCTGGAATGAACCCTTGGGCGGGTCAAACTGGCGTCAGGTTGATGTTTGGTAGCGCAGATAGCAGCGCAATTGATGGTTATTACATTGGTACTAACCTTGAAAACTTTAATAGCAGCGGTAACTACAACAAGCTAGACATAGATTTTGTTACTGGCATAAGGATTAAGGCAAGGGCGCAATATGGCGGTACAAGATTTTATGACGCATTGAATGATACGTTATTACTATCCGTTGGTGCAGGTAACTCTAACGTAGCAGTTGCCAATGATCTGTCGGTTGGTGGCGATATATCTTCTGTCGATAATATTACTGTTGCAGACGATATAATCCATGAGGGCGATACTGATACAAAGATTTCATTTGGAACTAATCAATTAAACTTTGTTACAGGCGGTACAACAGCAACCAAAATTAATGCTGACGGTGTTTTCTTAAATTCAGGTTCATTAGGTGAAACCTACGTTACATTATCAGGAACCTCTCCAAGTATAAGTGTTAAAGAGGGCGGTGCGTTTAGTATTTCCTTATCAGGCAACACCACATTTTCATTTTTAAATGGTAATATAAGTACACCCTTCTATGGGCAAGGTTTTCTCCTGCGAGTAATAGGAAACGGCTCAACAATTACATGGCCTTCCACTGTTAGATGGGCAGGTGGAACGGCTCCAGACGCACCTGCTTCAGGAGAAACAGATATCTACGTTTTCACAACAGTCGATGGCGGTACTACCAACTGGTATGGCGCACTTGCTGTTGATGCGGCAGCATAGGAATAATACATGGCGAGTCCAAGAGTAAAACAAATGTTAATGGCTGCAGCAGGTGCAGGGGGTGATCCCTTGAATGTGGAAGATGTGTTTAGCACTTATTTGTATAGAGGTAATGGCTCACAAAACCTTGCGGTAGTTAACGGTATTGACCTTGCAGGTGAAGGTGGCATGGTTTGGTATCGCAAAAGAAACGGAGCCGAAAATAATTCTATAGAAGATACTGTTAGAGGTTTAGACAATGTAATTTATACAGACAGTGCTAATGCTCAAGCAGACCCAGGTGCATATGGCCTACAGGCTTTTAACTCAGATGGTTTTACCGCAGGTTTCGATACATCTGGTGGTAAGTATGCGAGTTGGACATTTCGCAAAGCGCCTAAATTTTTTGACATAGTTACCTACACTGGAAATGGAACAGCAGGTCGTACTATAAGTCATAATCTTGGCACTACTGTTGGCTCAGTATGGATAAAGAAAACAAATAGTTCTGCTTTTTGGATGGTTTATCATAGGGGTATGCACTCTTCTACTCCTCAAAACTACCATCTAGCTTTGAATTATAATTTCAGTATTAATGACCTTGGTGTAAGTCAACAGTGGAATCAAACTGCACCAACATCTACACAATTTACTTTGGGTCAAGATAGTAATGTAAATGGTAATGGCGATACCTATGTAGCTTACTTTTTTGCACACAATAATAATGGCGACGGTGGCTTCGGAATAAATTCGGATCAGGATATTATTAAGTGTGGGAGTTATACTGGAAATGGTTCGTCATCAGGTCAAGACGTAAATCTAGGATTTGAGCCTGAATTTGTACTATATAAATGTGTTACTCAGACGCAAGATTGGCGTATGGTAGATGGTAAGCGAGGTGTGCCGTATGCAGGAAGTATTTCTTCTGAATTTAATCACCAGTATCTACGCCCTAATTTAAGTTCTCAAGAAAATGATGACGATGATATTGAGTTTTATGCAAATGGCTTTCGGCCAAAAACTTCAGGGCAGCAAGTAAATGGTGGTAGTGAAACCTACATCTACATAGCAATACGAAGAGGCCCAATGGCTATACCAGAAAGCTCAAGTAGTTGCTTTCATATCGAAACAAGAGGGGCAACTTTACCCAATCCACCTGCTTTTGACACATCATTTGATGTAGACTTTGCTTGGAGAGGTGTTCCAGGGGGAGCATTTGTAACAAGTAGAAGTATATCAGGAGTTGCAGGACAGGCTACTGGATACATGGAGCTAAGTAGTTCGGGCTTTCGTACTACATCAGGTACTTATGCTTTAGATTGGTCTAAGGGGTGGTTTGATAACAGCGGTGTAACTACATCAGATTACGGATATATGTGGGGCAGAGCGCCTGGGTTTTTTGATATGACAGCTTATAAGGGTAACAATACAGCTAGAACTGTACCACATAATCTTGGCGTAGTGCCTGAAATGATATGGATTAAAAAGTATAATGCTTCAGGTGATTGGTTTGTTTACCATTCTGGTCTTAGCAGTAATAGTCACATGATTGTTGTAAATAGTGAAGATGCTCAACAAAATGAGGGAACTAAATTTTGGAACAGTACTACACCTACTTCTAGTGTATTTTCTATTGGAAATCACAGCCACCCAAATGCAAATAATGACCTTTACTTAGCTCTTTTATGGGCAACTCTTCCTGGGGTATCTAAGGTTGGCAGTTTTACTGGGAATGGCAGTAGTCAAAACATAGATTGTGGTTTTTCAAACGGCAGCAAGCTAGTTATTATTAAATCTTCGTCTGCATCTGGGCCGTGGCATCTGTGGGATACAGCCAGAGGTATTGTTGCAGGTAACGATACTTCTTTTCAATTAAACAACAATTCGGGTTTAACAGGCGATGCCATAGACCCTTTAAGCAGCGGTTTTACTGTAAATAGCACAGGTAACATTACAAATGATGGTGGCAGAGACTACATCTTTTACGCAATTGCAGCATAATAAAACTCATAAGAAAGGATTAATCTAATGGGTGAATATAGGGATAGAACAACAGGTGCAGTAATGTCAAAAGAAGAAGTGAAAGCTTCTGCTCCTAACATAAATCCAACAAAAGTTTGGAATAATTTTACGTTTGATGCTTACAATGTTGACCCTATTCTCCCTGCGCCAAAGCCGACTGATGGAATTGGACAGTATCAGTTTGTAGCTCGTAATGGTGTAGTGCAAGATGCCAAAGATAACTGGGTTGAGGCTTGGGAAATCAGAGACATGTTTGCTGATATTGAAGGTGGGAAGACTAAAGCAGAGCAAGAGGCTGAGTATAAAACACAATTAGACACAAACGCAGCAAGTACTAATCGTAGCCAACGTAATAACCTATTACAAGAAACTGATTGGTGGGCAGTATCAGACCGTACTATGTCTTCTGATCAAACGGCTTATAGAGACTCATTGAGGAACTTACCGACACATTCAAATTGGCCTCACCTAGAAGATGGCGATTGGCCTACTAAACCCTAATATACGCTTGCATAATTATAAAATAACCTGTATAATATTAAAGAAATATTTAATATATTAAGGCACTTAATGACAGTAGAAACCTCTGAGTTTCGGACTGTCTTGCTCTCTCCAAATGAAGTTCTAAAAGTCTGGCATTTAATAGAATCTGATATAGAAAAAGCTCTAGATCACGGCATAAATGAAATAACAATCTTAGACATGTGCAAACAAGCACTCGCTAACAAGATTTTCATTTTCATCACCCTAGACAGAGACAACAAGATAGTCTGCACCACTACACTACGATTTTTAAATTACGGTCAGGTAAAGACCTGCCAAATAATTACAAACACCACCAATAATATACCACTAAAACAAGTCGAACATGACCATAAGGTGTTTGAAGATTTTGCTAAACAGAACGGCTGCAGCCACATGCAAGTCTGGGGTCGAAAAGGTTGGCAAAGAAGATTGCAGAGCCTGAGTTCTAGACAAGGCAATAAGTACAAACCCTTATACTACGTTTTCGATATGGAGATCTAAGATGACCTTATATAACCCATTTTTTAAGTTTCTAAACCCTCGAAACTCTGGGTTAATTACGTTTAAAGGCGGTGGTGGTGGGGCTACCGAAGCAGAAGTGGAAACTACTGGAGCCGATAATAGTTTCATTGAGGAAGCAGGGTCGGTGCTACTAGGAAGTGGTAGCGGTAGTGGGGCTAGTGGAGCCGATACTGGTTCCTCAACTGTGGATACAGGGTTGATGATGTTTGAAGGTGGTAGCGGCACTGGGGCTAGTGGAGCCGATACTGGTTCTTCAATTGTGGATACAGGAAATACTGCATCTGATAATATAGGAACCGCCTCGCCAACAGGAACTGTTATATCCTCTGAAGACAGTTTTGTTAGCCCCATTGTAGAAAGTACGGATGCTGAAGGTAATGTATCCAGTACAGGCGGAGATACTATAACTTATGGGGGAAATGAGGTTGAGGTTACTGGCACTGTAAAAGGAGACACCGAAACTATTCTTGGAAATCAGTCTAATACAGACGAGTTAATTAATACCAGATTTGATACATTTCAACCAACTACGGTAGTTACAAACACCATTGATACCTCAGATTTAGCAAAGTCGGGTGCTATGGAAGAAGGGTTTAAAGGTGTAACAGATAATCAAGGCGTCCTCTTAGGCAACCAAGGGTCTATACTTGGCGGTCAAGTAGTTTTGTCTAAAGGGCAGACTGATATTTTAGGTAATCAGAATACCATGCAGACAGGTATTGATAAGGCAAATACTGGAATCACTGGGCTAGGTAGTGCCGTGGGTAATGTTCAAACTGGAGTAGATGCGGTTAACACAGGAATTACTGAGTTAGGAACAACTGTTGGAGAGGGGTTTGCTTCTACAGATCAAAAAATAACAGATATGCAGACAGCGGTATTAACTGGTCAGGCCTCAATGTCAGATGTACTTAATGCAATGAAAGAAGAAGCAACCACCTACTACGGAGATTTATCTGCAGGTCAGACTGCTATTCAGGATAGTGTTGGTGGTGTTCAAACAGGTCTGGATACTCTTCGCACAGATCAACAAAAGGCTAATACATTAGCTGACCAACAACGCGCAGAATTAGCAAAGTCTGTAACAGGTGGGTTTGATCAAGTGACAACTAATCAGAGAGATATTCAAGATCAAGCTACTCGAATATCTGATAAAGCATTAGCAAACCAAGGCGATATCCAGAGAAATCAAAATACAATAATGAGTGAAACTGGTACATTTGCTAATACAGCGAAGGCTTTAAGTGGTAATCAACAAAATACTTCTCAATCTGCATCCTTTGAGAAATTAGATTTTGTAGATAGATTAAATACAATTAAAAACATTTTATTAAATTCTGGGGATACGTTAGATGAAAGTGTCCGAACAGAATATAGTGCTTTGGCAAATGCTTTTGATGACCAAGGAAGTTTAATTACAGATTCTGTTGATAAAAACCGTAATCCAGTAAGACGCGGTATTAATCAGCAAGGTATGTTAATTACAAATACATACAACCCTTCTACTGGACAACTAGTAGATCAAAAAAATACTGACATAAATCAACTAATGGCTGCATTAGATACAATGGGGTATCGTACATTAGGTAGTCAAACAGGAGATCTTTCCTCTCAAGGAATGGGTCTGATGTCGAGCAACCAAGACGAACCATTCATTAAACAAAACTTATAGTTAAGGAGCATTTAATGCACCCTGTCAAAATTTCAGAAGATGGTATTAATTTAGTAAAGAAGTTTGAAGGACTTCATAGAGTGCAGCCAGACGGTATGGTGAGCGCCTATCGTTGTAGCGCCGGACGGTATACTTGCGGCTGGGGCGCGACTCGCGGAGTACGCAGCGGTACTAAGTGGACTAAAGAATACTGCGAATTACGGTTAATTGAAGACCTTAATGACCATGCAAAAGCTATTAAGAAGTATGTACAAGTACCTCTTTCACAAGGACAATATGACAGTCTAGTGTCGTTCATATTCAATTTAGGCGAAGGAGCCTTCCGTAGCTCAACTTTGCTGAAGAAATTGAACAAGGGTCTGTACGACGAAGTTCCTGAACAGATTATGCGCTGGAATAAATGTCGGATTGATGGAAAGCTTACTCCTCTAAAAGGTCTAACTCGACGTAGGGCTGCAGAAGCTGCAATCTTTACTAGAGATGCTCTGATGCCATCTGACGAAGGTGGTCCGGATATGCCTCAGAAGGTTACTTCAGAAGCTCCTAAAAGTTTGATGAAGTCTAAGACTATGGCTGGTGCAGGTATTGCTGGTGCAGCTACAGGTCTAAATGAAGTAGCAGGTCAAATGCAAAGCTTATTACCCTACGCTGATAGCTTGAAGACTATATTCTTAGTCTGTGCGATTGGCGGCATTGCCCTAGCAGCATACGCAAGATGGAAAGATAACAAAGAAGGCATCCACTAGTGTTTATCTTTAGTAAAATTAAGACCTACATCATTGGTGCATTGGCTCTGGCTATTCCTATCATTTACGTCATGGGAAAGGTTGTAGGAGCTAATAAAGAGAAGAATAAGATCCTTAAAGATGACCTACAAGCCTCAAAGAAGAAAACTAATTTTTACAAGGCTATTTCAGAACATGAAGAAGATACTATTACTGACCGCCCTAGCCTCATTAAGCGGCTGCGCGGAAACGGTTTATAGAACCGACCTAGAAATTTATTGCCCACCAGTAAAACAATACTCAGAAGATTTTACTGAAATACTAGCTGCAGAGCTAGATGTCTTACATGAAGACTATGAGGCAATCCCAGAGGTGGTCACCGATTATATACTACTGCGTGATCGTATTCGCCAGTGTGATGCTGAGAAGGAAAAACTAAATGGCTAAAATATTTGGATTTGGTTCTGATGATGGGAATATTTTCGATGCTGTAAAGGATATGACTGACGGTGGTGGCGCAGGTCAAAGCGGTTCTCAATTTTCTACTGAGGGTGGTATATTCGATAGTGATGGTAATAATGATTATGTAGAAAAAGACAAGAATTTTAAGACTACTTATCAAGGTGGTAATGATGACGGTGATGATGATAGTGGTGGATCTAGTGCAGCAACCACTGCTTTAAATATCGTAGCTCCAATTACTTTTATGCCTAAGTTACTTGGTGGCGTCGTTAATTGGATTAATGGTATCGGTCCGGATGATGACGAAGTAGAGGGGGCTGTGGGAGCCAACGGCGAGGCTCTACAAGTATTCCAAGGCGGTGCAGATGCCTCAATTGGAAATTATGCTAAGAACTTTCTTGGTCTTCCATATGAAGTTGTTGAAGTAAATGGTCAGTGGGTAGATGCTCTAAAAGTACCAGTAAATCCTCAAACTGGTGAAAGAATAACAGCAGAACAAGTAGAGCTTTTAAAACAGCAAGGGATCACCGCAATAACTGGGTATGAATATAATAAAGCCCAAGCCCAAGACTCTGGAGATAATGACTCTGTTAGTGAATTAGAGAAGTATGAAGCAGCCAACGATGGCGAAGGTGCAGATGGAACTGAAGGCGAAACAGAAAAAACTACTTTAGAGCAAATTCAAGAATGGGCAAAATCTACAGGCATGGATCTTCAAAATGAAGATATTAAAGCAATTGTAGACGATCCAAAAGCATGGGCTGAGAGCCGAAACCTAAAGTTAGAAGACTTAGTTCCAACTTTAGATGCAAATGCTGAAGGTACTACTCTTGATGGCACAGACCCCAAGTACTCTATTGGTGATTCAGATGCTCTAAATATAGAAACTGCTACTGCAGGAGAAGCATCTACCATTAATTCCGTTACAGCAGCAACCCCAGTGACTTATGAGGCTAGTACAAACCTTGATAAGATGGATTCTTCTTTTGATGTTAACGCAGCTACCGGAACAATAGACGATGACAATCTAGTAGATGCCTCAACCATAGTCACTGATATGAAAGGTGCAGCCACTGGTGTAAATGCAGATGGTACAATCAACTACACTGGTGTAGCTGCTAATGATTATGCAACCCAGAAGTTTAGCTCTATCATCGATAC